ACTCAGAACGCAAGACAATGGCTATAATAGGCTTAATTTTAACAGCATTAGGAAGCGGTTGTTTGTTATGGGTTATGGGGTAACTACGGCTATGTGTAGTGCCAACTTAAAAAAACGAAAAATATGAAATACGAACTAAATAGAATTGAACACCTGAACTTTCAAGTTGACGAGGACTTGGGACTAAATATAGCCAATGTTACCCAACGTTTATTTGATGAAGTTAGCAGACAAGAAGAAGAACTATTTACAACCGCATTACGGACAATGGCAGAGCCACCGATTAAAGGCGAAATAACCAAAGGGAAACTACAATGGCGTGGTATTCGATTGATAAGGCAACAAGTAGGATTTGATTCTTACAGTTGGCTTGAACAAAGAGGTAAACAAATTAGCCCTAAATTTCACATAGAAGCAAAGTTGCCTGACTTAAATGCACCCTAACGGTTTGGCTATGTGGTGTGCCAACCTAAACCAAGCAAACACCGCTAACGATTGAATTAAAAACATAAATTAATTAATAACCGAGATGCATGCCATATAGCCTTTGTTATGCATCTGTAAATTTTACGATTATGGAACGTAGAGCATATTTAAACACAACAATGATAAAAGCACTTGAAGAAGTTGATGAGAAATTAGCTGAACAAGTAATGTCTGACCCTAATTTAGATGGTAAAGAATTGAGCGAAGTTTTACAAGCCAGCCTTATAGGTGAAATTGTAAACAAGCATACTGGTGAACCAATGAAGCTATCAAACAAAGTAATGATGGCTGGCTTTCGCAATAAGCTAAATCAGCTAATTGACAAACCCGAACACGAGTAAAATTTATTGTGCATAACACGTAGCTATCCACAGTGAGCGTAGCGAATGGTGTGATAGGTGCTGTTATAATTCTTTTTTAATAAAAATTTTTGTATATTAGAGTACCGATAAAAAAAACAAGTATCTGTCTTAGGATAGTCTTAGGGCGGATACTTTTTTTAAAACAAACAAATGGAAAATAAACTAATAACAGGGCTATACGCTGACAAGCCTAATGATAATGCCCCGGAATGGGTAATATCTAAAATAGCGATCAACGAGAAGTTTATAGAGTTCTTCAATCAGAACAAAAACGAAAAAGGATATTTGAATATAGATATATTACAAGCAAAAGGCGGTAAATACTATGCTAAGTTAAATGATTATAAACCAAAGGAGAAAACAGAAGAAGCACCTTTGAGTGACCCTCCTTTCTAAAGATTAGCTTTTTTCATGTTGACACTGGTAAGTCAAAAGAGTAGGGTAGTTAGAAATAATTGCCCTATTTCTTTTATATCTCGTTAATTATTAGTATATAGCAAAAAAAGGTACTATGAAAAAGTGTACAAGCTGTAATAAACTAAAAGAAGAAAGACAGTTTTATAAGCATTTAGAAACCTGTAGACAGTGTATAGTTAAATCTAGCATACCAAAAGTCAATAAAATAACATTTGAAAGAAAAGATAAATTTCTAAAGGTAAACGGAAAACAAGTATTTTGAACAGCACATTAAGCAAATACTACAACCAGATAACACAAGGTCATAAGATACCTCATTATGCCTATAGTGAGTTTATAAGCCTATCTAATGAAGTAACGGGTAAAAGAGTACCTTATAAAAAAGGATGCTATAGAAGAGTTAAACAAGCTTATGTATATTTGCATGAGCATTTGATGAGTAACAAATAAGTTAAAAATATAATTATCCTAATAAAAGGCTCAGAAATATGGGGGGTAATACTAAAAAACATATGATTATTCTAATTCATTAATGAAATTTTATGAATTATGGCAGATGGTAGAAAAAATAACGGAGGCAATAAGAATGCAGGTAGAAAGCCAAAGGCAGAAGAACTAAGACTAATCAAGCTAGGAACGGACGCTATAAATGCTGTCTATGGAAGTGAAGATAAATACTGGCTACATATTGCTAAAGAGTCAAAAAAGAGTATACACCATTTAAAGCTATTATGTGATTACGTTTATGGTAAGCCTAAAGAAACAAAATCTATAGATCATACTAGCGATGGTGAAAAAATCAGTATCCCGGTTTATTCTTGGGCAAAAGACAAATAAAATAATAGATGTTAATTATGGAGATTTGGAAGAAAATACCTTTTTACTCTAAATACGAAGCTAGTAATTTAGGTCACATCAAAACATTTAACTGGAAGAATACCGGGCAAAAAAGGATGTTCTATATAGAAGAAGGTGGAAACATATATGATAGAGATTAATCCTATATTTAAGGACTTATACACTACAGACAAAAGATACATATTAATAACCGGAGGTCGTGGTAGTTCAAAATCTTTTTCTATAGCTACATTTGCCTCATTACTTACCTATGAATGTGACCATAGGATATTGTTTACACGGTACACAATGACTAGTGCTAGTTTAAGTATCATACCAGAATTTATAGAGAAGCTAGAGTTATTAGAGGTACACGACCAATTTACAATAACTAGAGACCAGATAACAAATAACGTAACAAAAAGCGATATTGTGTTTAAAGGTATTAAGACTTCTTCCGGTAATCAAACGGCAGCTTTAAAATCACTTCAAGGTGTTAGCACATGGGTATTAGATGAAGCTGAAGAACTAGTTAACGAAGATATTTTTGATAAGATAGATTTATCAATAAGAAGAAACGATGTTAATAACAGGATAATCTTAGTAATGAACCCAGCAACAAAAGAACATTGGGTTTGGAAGAGATTTTTTGAAGGTCATGTAAAGTATATTGAAATAGAAGGAGAGCAAATCCCGGTAAGCGATCACCCGGACTTGTGTCATATTCACACAACATATTTAGATAATAAAGAAAACTTATCTGATAGTTATCTAACACAGATAAATAAAATCAAAGAGAGCAACCCTAACAAATACAAGCATAAAATTTTAGGGGGTTGGATGGAAAAAGCGGAGGGCGTTATATTTGAAGAATGGATAGAGGGTGAGTTTGATGAGTCTTTACCATACATTTGGGGAATGGACTTCGGCTATGTTACAGACCCTACGACACTTGTTAAAGTAGCTGTTAAAGATGGTAAGTTATATTGTAAGGAGTATTTATACAAGACTGGTTTAAGCACTCAGCAAATAGCAGATATAATAGGGCAATATGTTAAACCTGAAGAACTTATAATAGCCGATAGTGCTGAGCCTAGATTAATTAGAGAGCTATGGGATTTAAAATTTAACATACACCCATGTATTAAAGGTAAGGACAGTGTGCGTAATGGCATAGCTAATATGCAAGGTTATGAAATTATAGTAGACCCTGATAGCCAGAACTTAAAAACAGAATTAAACAACTACGAATGGCATGATAAAAAGTCAAACACCCCAATAGATGACTATAACCATTGCGTTGACAGTATTAGGTATGCCTTCCAAGAGTTAACAGATAAAAACGACTTCTTTGTGGTGTGATGGTTTTATATTGTTAAAGATTAGTTTTTTAACTTTGCAATATAATATAATTCATGAATGTATTTAAACGATTAGGCTTAGCTTTAGACGCCTTCAGAAATGTAACTGACAACCAGTTCTATGACATTTATTATAATACAGTAGGTGGCTTTACGTTTCAGAACCTAGACGACGATAAGTATCTATCAGAAGGTTACGCAAAGAATGCTGACTTATATTCTATCGTAAGGAAAATTTCTACTACTGCTAGTGATATACCTTTACTGCTTTATAAATCCAATAGAGAAGACGAGAAAGAATTAGTTACAAGTGGTCAGCTATATGACCTATTGCAACAGCCTAATAGAATGCAGTCTATCAATGAATTTATAGATGAATCAATGATTTATCTTTTGCTTAATGGTAACAATTATAATGCAGGCTATAGAGGTGTAGGATTAGATAAAACGATCAAAGAAATAAACGTATTGCCCAGTAACTACATCACAATAGAAACAGGGGACTTAGCTAACATCATTAAAAACTATTGGTATCAGGAAGTAAGTAATATCAAGTTTGCACCTGAAGATGTAATGCACGTTAGGTATCCTAACCCGGCTGGGGATGGTGCAGATCGTTTATATGGTATGTCGCCTATCAAGGCTGGTTCTATGGCTTTGCAGGCATCGAATAATCTATGGGAAGCAGACGCAAGTATATTAAACAACAAAGGAGCTTCAGGTATATTATCAGATCAATCAGAAAGGTCTATGAAGCCAGAGCAAGGAGAAGCATTACAAGCTAAGTGGGATTCAAAAGCATCCGGGGCTAACAAGTTTGGTAAGTTATTAGTAACAAGTGCTAGATTGAATTACATTCAAATGGGAATGTCCCCAGCTGATTTACAATTAATAGAGTCAGGGGTAATCAAGTTAAGGACTTTGTGTAATCTTTATAGTGTACCTAGTCAGTTGTTTAATGATGTGGCAGGCACTACATTCAACAACATGGCAGCTGCTAAGAAGTCTTTATACACTGAAGCGGTAATACCTAACATGAATCTATGGTTGAATAAGTTTTGCAATTGGATATTGCCTGATTACAATAAAGCGGACAACACTGAATACAGTATAGAAATGGACTTAGCTAGTATTCCGGTACTACAGGAAGACCAAAGAGAAGAAGCAGAAAAAGACAAGATAATATCAGATACAATTATAAACGTACTAACATCTACAATATCAAGAGAGTCTAAAATAAGTACTTTGGTTTACTCTATTGGAATGAGTGAAGAAGAAGCAGAAATGTTAGTAGGAACTGAAATAACAGAATGACAATGGACATTAACAGTAAATTAAATAATAACATATACGGAGTTAAATCTATATCAACTAAGATAGACGACATAGACGAGGGCAAACGTATTGTAAAAGGTTATTTATCTAGCTTTGATACGCTAGATAGTGATTCAGATATAATC